TATCTCCTCGAATAGAGTTCGCTTCGTTGCTCCGGTCGCGTGGCCTATTGAGCAGCGATTCCCGATATGCTTGAGGCCATCCGCCGCAGAAGATTTCTTGACATACGCTCCATTTCCGTCTATGACCTCTATGTCTCCATAAATAAGGTCCGCCTCTGGATGCTTATTTGCAGCCCCCATTAAAAGCTCGACATGATTCGGTTTCGCAACATCATCGGCCCCCAACATGACGATATACTCGCCGGAAGCAAAAGACAGACAAAGATTAAACGCCTTAGCAACGCCAAGGGCTTCATCCTTAAAAATGCTCTTGAATTGCATCGCACCATCGAACGACCGTATAATTTCGGGAGAGTTGTCAGTCGATCCGTTGTCGCACACAACGATCTCCATCGGCCTGTACGTCTGATTGATTAGGGACCGGAGGCAGTCGGGAAGCCATCGGCCCTTGTTATGACTGACAACGATGCATGAGACAAGAGGTTTGTTCATGGCATCACCCCGCATCCGCAGCCGCATGGTCCTTGAAGGCCGTGCTTCCTAAATATATAGGAATGATTCCTTCTTCTCATCTCGGAGTTGATCCCGAATTTGATGCTCATTGATTTTCCGTCATACACCCTTCGCCACTGGTGCCCGGTCTTGCCGACATAAACGCATTTCTTCCCCGCCTTCACTATACGGATCATCAACTCCCAGTCCTCGCTAAACTCTACCGCCTCATCGCATCCCCCAAGTTCGTTTAAAACGCTCTTTTTAATGAGTGTGGTCGCATGGGCTATCGAGCAGAGATTGAAAATATGGTTCTGTCCCCCATATCCAGATATCTGGACAATAACCTTTCCCACTGCATTGATCTCCTCAAGGTCGCCATAGAGCATGTCTGCATCAGGAGATTTATCCAGGCCATTCATGAGTCGGTCAATATGGTCTGGTTTATCGATGTCGTCACCGTCGAGCTTCGCAACCCATTCGCCAGTCACTTCTTTGAGTGCAAAATTGAAGGCCCTTGCCGTACCGAGCTTTTCGCCGTGGTGTAGACATTTGAACCACGGGATCTTCGCAAATTCCGAAATGATGATACCCGAACCATCAGTCGAGCCATTTTCGCATACCACAACCTCCAATGGCCTATATGTCTGGGCTACAATCGAGTCCAGGCAGTCCTTGATATACTTTGCATTATTATAGCAAGGGACAATAAAGCTAACTAAGGGTCGATTAAACAATTCCATATGGAAAATCCCATCCTTTCAAAGCGCAGAGTTCCGTGATGATCTTCAAAAAGTTCTCCTTTGAGAAGACCCTCCTGTAATATTCGGCTCCCTCTATATCCAAGGGAGCGTCTATTTTCTGCCGTACCGACTCTGCTATGTCTGACGGAGAATCATCTGCCTCAACTGGATTACAGTAGGGAACAATTTCGGTATAAAAGACATGGCGTCCCAGCATCTTCATTTCCACCACGGTCTGGCTGAGCCCGTCGTAGTGCATCAATCGGATGTGGACGGAGACCTTCCTGAATATACTCTCTCTCGCCTCATCCTCAATCCAGTCAAGATCAATGATGTTGTCCTGGAACTTTCCGTCAACAACCTTCTTCCCTTTGCCGTGGAGCATATAAATCGGGATGTCATGGATCTGTTTGATGAATGCCTTAGACCGCTCAATATCTCTGGCCTTATGGTCCGTCAGATACATCAAGATTCCGGCGGGTCGCTCAATCCCAATGTCCAGGTTCGGCAAATATGGGGGAATCGGCAAAAAACACGGCGAGGATACTTTTTGTGATAGCTTGCCCACGAGCAGAGGGCTATCAGTCACATGCAGCGCATTGCCAAAATCGGCGCTTGCGTTTTTGTCTTCAACGAATAGTCTCGCATCCATGCCGGTCCAATAGCATATCTTAGGGATACGGTGGTACTTGTGAGCGAAACTAAGGTGCGCCGGCGCCATGTTGAAAAAGAAAAGGCCGTCAAACCTCCCCTCTGGTTTTAGGCATACCTCTATCCCAAACATTCGGTTCAGCCTTTTCGCAAAAACTGAATTGTCATATGAAACGATTTTCCAGATCATTTTTGCCACCTGTAAAACCAGCTCTTCAGTTCCGGAACCTCGGTTTTGATTGCCGTGCCCAACCCGGACATCGCCGCGAGTTCATCCATGATCTCATGGGTCAGCCTAAAGGTATGGCTCTTACTGTCTGGATCGGATTCTCCCTTGATGATGACAAACATCGCCAGTATTCCGCCCGATCTAAGAACCCGCACCATCTCCGAGAAAGCCTTCTCAAGATTCATGAAGTGAAAAAGGGAGGCAATGGAGATCACGTAATCAAAACTCTCATCACCAAAAGGAATATCCTCCGCGACCCCTTCCTTGATATTTGGAGTATCTATTCCCGGTTTGGGATCCACCCCGAAATATTCTATATCGGGCGGCAGGCAATTCCTTACGGCCCCATCGGCACATCCAACATCCAAGACTTTTGAGCCTGTAGGGATTTCAAGAATTCCAAGCGCCTTTGTGTAGCTATCCCCTCCAAAGGAGCAGGGGTTCTTCTTTCTCCATTTGTCAAGCTCGATCATTTTGGATCTCCAAATTAGGTCAGTAACCCAGTATCTTCGCTCCGGTTTGGCCATTGCGGTCAACTTCCCCTAAAGATTTTTCCTGAAGACAAAAAGAACATGATCTTCCCCCGTTCGGTCGAAGTCGTTAACGATCTTCTCGCTTTCGACCCGGAATTCGGGGAAGAATATCATGTAATCCTTCGGCCTCCTGAACCAGATGTGGACCTTGTCCTCTTGCCATGTCGATATATTCTCGTATATGACCAGGGGAGATCCCCCTTTCAGCACCCGGCTTATTTCGTCACATATCCCGTTGATCTCCGTCGGAGGAATATGCTGAAGGACCGTCCATGAAAAACATCCCTCAAAAAACTCATTTCCATACGGAATTGTCCTACCGTCATATACTTTGAAATTGCATTTCGGACTTCTTGTTCTTGCCTTCCCGACCGCCCACTCCGATATGTCTACCCCGTGGACATGAGAGCAGAATTGGGAAAGCATCGCGGAAAACCTTCCCACCCCCGACCCGAAATCGAGCACCCGTCTGCCAATGAATATCGGATCAATGATCGCCTTTGCCAAATCAATCGACTCCTCGGTCTTTTTGGAGAATTGCTCTATAGTAAAGGAATTGCACCCAACCGTCTTGTCCCTTTGCTTGCCGTATCGATCATCCCAATACTGTTGGGTTGGATAAACTATCATCATTTCCTTTCGTTCTTTTCAAAAAAATCCTGCCAAGCCAGCCCCATCGCGTGCTTGTCGCCCCTCCTATCGATGGGAGGATTGTTCTTTTTGGGTTTCCGCTTTCTTGGGATTCCCCAGTTAATCATCCTTCTCTCGATGGTCATAGAATCTTGTCAATCTCCTTCCAAAATTGATATGGGGCAGCTTTTAGCCATGCCCTTAATCCTTCGACATCCGTCAAATCTTTTTCCCACGACATATGGCCCGACCTCTCGCTCGATACGATTTTACATCCAGCAAGGGCTGCCTCAAATATCACCCGCTCTCCGGCCCCCCATCCATCGAGGAGATGGACAAGACATTCGAATGCGGAGTATATTTTGGGCATCTCCTCATATGGAACCATATTTCTCTGTTTAACATTCGCACCGTGAACCACTCCGCCGTTACCAGCAAGAACCGTGAAATCCATCCCGGTATGCTCATCAATATAGTCTTGGAGTCTTGTCCACTTTTTGAAATTCCTGAGGTTGCAGATCAAAGCTGTATTGGGCCGCCTCTCGATCCCATCGACCGGCCTGAATATCTCCGTGTCAATCGCCAGAGGAAAAGCGATCCCATCACAACCAAGAGCCTTCCGATGATTTCCAAGATGAACAGGCGAAAGAAATATATTTTGTGCAGAGTTCTGGAATAGCTTCCTTGAGAACTCCGGCCTGTCGAGCTCCCGATGGTCGTGCTCGTATTTGACATACGGTTTCCTGTCCGAGTAAATCGTCTTCAAGATGATCGCCATTTGGGCCTGGCTGAAACTCCAGATGTTGTTGAGGATAATGATGTCCGCCCCGGCAAGCGTCCGCCTAAGTAGCTCCGTGTCCGATTGCGGCGTCAGCACCTTGATATCGAACCCGCAATCCGTGCCAACACGGATCACAAGTTCGTTGCTGATCTCGGCCCCGCCCCTAATCCACGAGTCCTGAACCCATCCCACCGTCTTTTTTTTTACCCCTTTGGTCTCGTAAGTCTGCGGACTGGATACATCCGCACTTGTGAGCGTCCTATCCGACATGCTCCTGGGTCGCTCGGGTTCCATCACCTGCGTCTCATAGGTCTGCTTCCCCCGCCTGACGATCCTCCACTTCCCGTGGGCCTCTCCGAGCAGCGCCCGCTCGATGCTCATCCAATCCTTGGCGTTCCGGTAGCCCGGGAGAAGATGTTCGATCAGCACCATACTCTTGTCATCGGTGGTGACCATGTCATGTAGAAGTTCCTTGTTCATTATTCGGGCAGGATACCCCATCTGCTTGCAGTGGGGAGGAATGCCCGTGCTCCCTTCTCAAATAGATTCTTGACAACCTCAAACATTTGAGTTAGACTTGAGCTATGAAATTGACCCTTCAAATTAAACTTCTCCCGACCAAAGAACAGGGCAAGTCTATTTTGCAGACCATGAAGGACAGCAACGCTGCCTGCAATAAGATTTCCGACGTGGCTTTGGAAAAGAAAGAGTTTAACCAATATCGGCTTCACCATCTTGTCTATCGAGACATCAAGGATTCTTCCGATCTCTCTGCTCAGATGGTTGTCCGTTGTATTTCTAAAGTTGTTGATGCCTACAAACTGGACAAGAAAACCAAAAGAGTTTTTAAGCCTCTTGGAGCAATCACCTATGATGTTCGTATCCTCTCGTACAAAGAAGAGTCGGTCTCCATCTGGTCTGTTGGTGGAAGGTTGAAGATTCTCTTTGTTTGTCATAACTCCAAATATCTGCCTTACGTGAAAGGCGAAGCCGATCTTATTCACAGGAAAGGAAAGTTCTATCTGTTTCAGACCGTGGAGGTTCCTGAAGATGAAATTAAAGATATTGAAGGATTTATAGGTGTTGATTTTGGCATCATCAACCTTGCAACCACTTCCGACGGAGAGGTTTTCTCCGGCAAAGGGGTTGATACTGTCCGCAAGAAAATGACCAAGATCAAAAAGGCCTTGCAGAAAAGGGGCTCCAAATCTGCCAAAAGACATCTCAAGAAGCTTTCTGGAAAGGAGAGACGCTTCAAGAAGCACACCAATCACACCATTTCCAAAAAAATTGTTTCGATTGCTAAAGACACAAACCGTGGGATTGCTCTTGAAAATCTTAAGGGGTTTAACGGTAGACAAACGGTTAGAAAAGAGCAACGAGAGATTTTTGGAAAATGGAGCTTCGATGAACTCGGAAAATTTATCTCTTACAAGGCACAACTGGCAGGGATACCTGTGATTTTTGTTAATCCAAGGAATACTTCTAAGACATGCTCTGAATGCGGTCATATTTCGAGAAGCAATCGTAAGTCTCAATCCGAGTTCGTCTGCCAATGTTGTGATTTTTCTTGTCATGCCGACCTCAATGGCGCTATCAATATTTCTCAAAGGGCAATCGTAAACTTGCCTATCGCAGTCCACTCTGAATCTCTAAAATCTCTTTCTCTTGGAACTGCAATGCCTCGTCCGCTTGCGGCGAGGTAGTTTACCGTTTTCTCTTTTTCAGACAAATTGTCTCTGTGATTCTGAAGTTTTGTACTCCATAAATTTCCTGGCGTTTAACCTCATCCACGCCAGAAAGGTGCTATGAGAAAGGAGATGATGATTGCCTTCTATGAGGTCTCCGGAATGTTGCTGAGTATGGAGAAGGCTATGGACACACCAGGCGCGCCGTCCTGCCGCACCACAAAGCGGATCGCCTTCACGTCATACTCGAAGTACCGCTCGGAGCTCATGTCTATGGTCATGTCCTGCCGGATCGCCCAGATGTAGTATCCGAGCTCCCCGCAAACCACATCGCCCTTATTGCCTATTGCCGGAACGTTCCGAGTCCTGATGACCGGATATCCGTTCAACTGAGGCCCCATCCCGGGCTGAAGTCCCGACTCCGTGGTGTCGTAATAAATCGGAGCCCCCGTGGTCGTCTTTTCCTTACGCAGGACGTTAAGAGTTGCCCTTCGGGTCAAATAGTTGATGTCCTGGAAATTCTCGTCAAGGGCCGATTCGAGATTGATGATGTCGTCTCTCTTGACGGTGTTGAGTGTTATTCTCTTGACTGCGTTGATCGCCGGATCACTGATGATCCCGAGCATCTGCCCGGAAGCCCCGGTGCCCGCGACGACCTCGCCCTCGGTTGCATACTGAAAGGCCCTTGTGAAAAGGCCGGTCAGGTAGTTGATGATGTTGATCGAACTGTCCATCACCAATTCATCTGAAATCGGAATCAAGCCGATCAGCTTCTTGGCTTCAAAGGTTTTATAGCTGAAGGTCGGCTTGGTGCTTTCCTTCTCGTAGGCCTCATCGGGGTGCTTCAGCAGAATCCCACCAAAATAGCTACCCGCCGCCTGAGAAAGATATGGAATCCTGGTCTGGTAGGCCCCCATCGGTATCCTCCAGAGCTTGGGAAGAATCTTGCTCTGCTCTATGGCAAACTCGATGACCGTGGCAAGAAACTCTATTGGAACGATGGCGCCGACATCACCCTCTACAAGTGTGCCGGAAAGCGCCCCCTTCTTGTTCCAATCCACAATCTCCTTGTTCCACTCGCTGAGATTGAAGCCGCTGACAAGAAGACTTCTCGGATCGAACCGCTTTCTCACCAGATTGGCGAACTTCTCCATGATAGGTGAAAGCCTCAGAAAAGGCCCTCCGTTGGAGCCCAGGTAGTCTCCCAATGCCGCTCCGTCCATGACGCCCCTTCTGCCGGAGGAATAGGTCTTGTTGAAGAAGCCGGTATCGATGACCGACTTTCCTTCTTTGTCCATGATCCGTCCGTCGCTGTTGTCGAAGATCGCCTTCGTTTCAGATTTAACAAGCTCCTTTACTTGGTCCTTGACCGTATTTATGGTGCCTTCCCGTATGGCCGCCTCAAGGGCCTCGGTGTTCAGCACCATCTTCCCATCCTTTTCGTTTATCTGAAGATCCATATGCTGTTTCCTCCTTGATTTTTGTTTTTTTTGCCCCGAATTGTTAACCCCAAAAAGAAAAGCCCGTTACCGCCGTTCGAACGGTAACGGGCCTCTCTTGATTCGATTTTGGGGCGTCCCCTCGCTTGATCAGGGCTGGGGACTATCTTCCTACTTCATGCGGCCCTTTCAAGCCGTGGAAAAATTTTCTCCTTGCATTGCTGGAGGGTTAGCTTTTAAACACATTTCCACAACACTTTCCAATTCCAGATTCTTAGAAAGTTCGGAATAATGTGCTATCCAATCACTTCTTTTTAGTCCCTCTGGATTTTTAGCAATACCTCTTGGCATTTAACCTCTTACGAAATTTTCCCCCTCAATCGGTCAAATTCACTTTTTACAACAGCCGGGACGACCTTATTGATCGCCTCAGTTATCTGATCGGAGATGCCCTTCAGGGCTTCCTTGATAGCCGCTCTCTTTTCTTCCTCCGTGATTACAGTGATCTTTCTCGGTTCCGGCGGGTTATCTGTCTTGGATTCGTCCTTCTTGTCTCCTGGCGCCGGTTCGCCTATAGAAACTTTTGAACCCTCCTGAAGTTTGGCCGCAAGGCCGTCAAACTTCACTTCCATCGATTCGAACTTCTCCCCCATTGTTTTTATGAAATCCATGAAGACTTTCATGTCCTCCGTGGCATCCTTCTTTTTTGGTTCGATTGATTTCAATCCTTTCTTCTGGCGGGCATCATTGATCCGTTTAAGAATCTTTTCGTTGCCCGTCAAAAAGCCTATAATGAAGGAATCATATTCTTCTCCATAATCCCCTTCTCCATCCCCGCCATTTCCTCCTCCGTCCTCGGCCCATGCCTCATCGCTCTCTGCCATCATGATATGCCGGAGCAGACGCTCCGGTTTGGAGGCCACCTCATGGGCATTGTTATAGTCCCAGCCAAGATATTTCATGATGAGCCTTTCGGTAAACTCATGAAGCTTGGTCGCAATGGTATTCGTCTCATCCATGTCTTGTTCAACCCAAATCTCATCTTCCGGTATGAAGTCCCAGGCGTAGTGGTTACCGCCCATAGTAAAATCTACATTGTTTTTCTCCCTGACCTGGTCCCCATCCACTATGACGAACTTGACCGATTCGGCTTGGTCGCTACGGATGGCCTTTTGATCCAAAACCTTTCCTGTTTGATCGATGAATTTTCCACAACTTGGACATTTGATATATCCCATTCCCGCTTCCGATATATCGTTGTATTTCACAAGGTTTTTGCAGCCCTGACAAATCACTTCGTCTCTCTTCTCGCAGATTGAGCAAACGAATGAAAACTCAAAATTCGGGTCGCACGTCTTCCCCTCATTCTCCCCAGACACATCCTCATCCCATTTCACAGCCATCTCCTGCCCGCACTCCCCGCATTTCTCAGAAGCAGGCTCAAACGGCTTGCATTTGTACTCGTGATCGTTGCACCACTGGCGGGCCTCCTTCGCCGTGAACTTGCTTTTTGAGAATCGTATGGCCTGTAACTCGACAGGATCACCCTCCTTGATCCCCCAAAGAGCATGGATACCCTTGCCAAACTTGTCGTTGTTCCTTCTTATTCGATCATATTTCTTGGGATCTGTGATCCTACAGGCGTGCTCGTTGGGATAAGGCTTCTCTTCCGTGTCGACAAGCTGACCATCCTTATACTGGCAGAGATCTCCCAGCTTCTCTTCTAAAGCTTTCCGGTCGTTCTGATCATCCAAGAGAGACTTGCCGTCAACCGATTTGTAGCTTTTGAACTCTCTCTTATCGAACTTCTCTGGCAGTATCTTGAACCACGCCTCTTTCTGGCAGTTACCGCACTTCTCTACGTTCTGGCAGTCGGGGTTCATGCTCACACCCACAGGACTCCACTCAAGAAGATCCCATTCCAAAACTTCACGATATTCGATGCCATCCTTATTTCCGAATGCGCATTTTAAGGGGATATACCCAATTGACCAATTCGGCATAAAACCATTTTTGGCTTTTTCATAAAGTCTTCTACCCGTATTATCTGGAGGAATTAAATTTGATCCGTCAAAGAATTGTGTCCGTGCCATAACGCCCTTAAAACCGTTGAATTCCGACTTCCAAATTTTCAAAGGCTTTGCAATCGGCTCCTGTCCCATATTTGAAAATCCATGAGCCATTAGAACAACTGGACGCCCCAGGATTTTCATTCCGTCAACACGCATAATGTCTGAGCCTCGATCAAGTCTTTCTGTTGAAATGAAGTGTTCTATCCATAAGCCTTCGTCGCTGAATTCTTTAACCTCTGCTGTAAATATTTTATGTTCGATTTTCATATTTCCTCCTCATGCTGCTATTCTCAAGGCAGGCTGAAAGGGTTTTGATAATTTAGAATTTTTAGATGAATTCTCTGTCTTCCACATTGGTTGAAGATTAGATAAGACCCAGCATCTTTTGAAATCGATCTGTTCTGGTTTCTCAAAATTAAATGCTGCAATAGGAATTTTGTGATCGATTGTCCATTGCCCATAATTTTCCCATGTCATTTCTGAATCGAATTGCTTCTCAAGAGATTTCATTAAATCGATCAAGGTATATCCGACCAGAGATTCCCAATGCCTACCGTTTTTGTGATTTTTGATAGCAGCATATATCCCCTGACTCATCGAGTGATTAAGCCTAAGCTTTGAGTCTTCATATCGTCTGATATTTCTATGGAATGAAATTTTCTCTCTATTGTTCTTTGCCCACTTACTCGATCTTTCCCTCATCACTTCAGGTTTCTCGTAATAATATTTTCTTGCAAGTTCATTACTCCTTTTACGATTTTCGTTTCTCCATTTTTGAGTTAATGCCTTTTTCTTTTCTGGATTTCTCTTATTCCTTTCACGCTGAGTTTCAGCCATACATATTTTGCAAGTCTTATTTAGTTTGTCCCATGAGGCTGAATTATTATGGAAATAAGTCAAGGGCAACCATCTTCTGCATCTCCAACAATGTTTAAACTCAATCCCATCGCCTATGATATGCCATTTTCTTTGACTAACATTGATTTGGCTTGTTCGGAGAGTTTTATATCTACACATCTTGCATATATCAACGAGGCCATCTCGCTCATTTTTAGATTTTCCAAAACACTCCAAAGACTTCCATCTTTTGCATCTCGGACAGTTTTTCTTCTCAACTCCCTCAATAATCTGATGCTCTATCCTCCTCACTCCCCGACCTCTGCCGCAAACGTCTTATGCTCCATCTTCATGGTGTTATCCTCCCTGTTTATTATGTACACAATTCCGGCCAATTCCATTCACTCGGAAACCACTTTCTGCATTTTTCAATAGCCTTTGTAGCATCAGCTTTCCAGCACCTATTCTTCATAGTCCTCAGAAAAACTCTATGGAGTTCCTACCCCAATGCACTATTGCAAAAAGCATTGTGTCCCTGTGCGGCTGTCATAGCTGAAGAAGCCGTAGTAGGTGGTGGCCCCGTGGGCAGTCGAAGTAGAGAAGCGATATCCATACATCACCGAAATTGCGAGAATAAATACAAGCAATAATGCCAAAATCATCTTTTTCATAGGTTAATCACCTTTCTCCTTTTCGGAATAGTACGTTGAAATGGTTCAAGAATTTTTCCCTGGATTTAATTAAATTCAAAATATCCCCTTAAGCTGCCAGCAAGAATAAGGTTAATGCCTCTTCCTCCTCCAAATTTTCTATAAACCCTCTATCCGCAACGGTAATCGGTTTACCAAATTTTTCGATTGACCGAATATTACGGACCTTAAGATCAAGACATATTCGGGATTGCCCAAAAACTTCCTCTGATTGAATACCCTGGACATTGAGATTAAGTCTTATTTCAGGCCGTCCAAAAGCTTCTACAGACTTAATACTCTTTAACGTAACCTCTATTGGATGAGGAATATAGACTCGTCTAAGTCCAATATATGCTGGTATTGGTTCGGCCCAACGAATCTTTGGCCGTCCAAATGCTTCCTTAGACTCAATCCCCACCATATTAATAGTTAAGGCAACTTTGAGTTCAAGGAATCCAAGTGTAGCCACCGCAAACGAGCCGAATCCAACTCCTTCTACGGATAAACAATACGTATTTATCATGGCAGCCTCAACACAGTCGTTGTTTCATCAACCGTTGAAATTCCCTGATTTATCTCGCCTGCCTGCCTGCTTGTCTTACTAACTACCAACGGCTTGGTGGGATCAAGTCCGTATAATTCATAAATTTCTAATATTGACGAAATGGATGCGTCAATTCTCACTCCAAAAGAACCGGGTACAGCATGATCCACAACCAATTCATCCCAGACTGATACCAATGGAGTCGTATCGCTGTAGCCTAATTCATTTTTATCTAATTCCACAGCCTCGGTTCCATCTGAAATTAAATAAGCACGAAACGTAAAATCATCAACTACTGAAAACGTTGATATATTTGCCTCTACTTCTGCCCGAGTATTATAGTTCTCGTCTTCGTCTGACGTTACCCAATCAGAACCATTCCAATAAAACCAATAGATGCCATCATTAGATATCGTATATTTTACTTGCCCTTGATTCCCGGCCCCTAACGTTTCTAAAAAATGATCAC